TATTCGTAACTTTGATTCTAGCGTATTTCACCCAAAGGGGTATCAGCTGAATGAAGGGCACCATCGTGTTGCAGCCGCTGCTGATATTGACCCTAACATTCTTGTTCCTGTAGAACACGATGAATGGAGAAAGCGCGCATGAAAGACCCAGCACTAGGTCGTACACGCGCTCAAAGAGCTCTAGGTGAATTTGGACCTAAGAAAGAGGGCGATAAGAAGAATAAAGAGATGAAACAAAAGCGCTCTCGTCTAAATGAGTTTCGCGTAGTACATGTCGGTCAATATGACGGCCCACGCGCCTCATATGGACGCTATAACGTATCAGAGCAATCTGCAGACATTCTTAATCGATCAAAACGTACAATGAACAAGGAGTACTAATGGCTAAAGATAGAGCCCACGATAAGCGCCGTGTTGCAAAAGTAGTTGCAGGCGGAACAATGCACACTGTATATGAAAAGGGTGGAGACGTTATTGTTGACCACGCTGGTAAGAATGACCCTAAGTGGGACAAAATTGACCTTACTAAGAAGGCTGGCGTTCACTCTGTAGAAGAGGGTGAGCAGGCAGTTAAAGACTGGCACCGTAAAGCATCACATAAACATGGAGATAAGTAAATGGCTAAATCACCTGCTTGGACTCGTAAAGAAGGACAAAACCCAAAAGGCGGACTAAACGCTAAAGGTAGAGCTTCTGCTGCCCGTGAGGGACATCATTTAAAGCCCCCTGTATCGGCTAAGGAGGCACGAAAGTCTCCAAAGGCTGCTTCACGCCGTAAATCATTTTGCGCCCGTATGGGAGGCATGCCAGGCCCTATGATTGGGGACAACGGCAAGCCAACTCGTAAAGCGCTTGCATTAAGAAAGTGGGATTGCTAATGGCTAAAGAAGTATGGGACACCCCAGATCCAAAGAAGAAGTCTAAGGCTTTAACGCCAAAGAAGAAGGCTGCAGCAAAGGCACGCGCTAAAGCTGCTGGTCGTCCTTATCCAAACCTGATTGACAACATGGCTATGGCTAAGAAGAAAAAGAAAAATGGCTGAGACAAAGAAGTTTGGGCCTTATAAAGGCTCTGCCGCTAATGGCGGACGCCCTATTTACGTCTACAAGAAAAAAGTAGGCGATAAGTGGGTTACTACTTCTAAAAATAAAGCTCGCGCTGACTATGAGGGAAAGAACGGTAAGCTACCTCGCAATGTAGACGTTGATCATAAAGACAACAATCACAGCAATGACAGCAAAGGTAACTTAAGAGCCCTAAAGCACGGCAAGAATACTGCTAAAGAAAATAAACGTCGTGCAGGTAAGAAAGAGAATGAGAAGTGATTAACCGCCAACAAGATGCTCAATCTAAGCGCCAAGAAGAGTTTGACTGGCAAGTGCAGACTGCTAAGCAATCTCCAGAAGCGTTAAAGACTGCAGCGCCTGATATTGTAGAAGCGGTTAAGAACCAAGCAGCTTTTTCTGAACGACGTAAAAAATACCTAGGAGGTATGTAGTGAATACTGATGAGACACAATTTCCTAAAGCTATTCCTAGCCTTGTGGACATTCTAAATGCAGATAAGAAGCCTAAAGAAACAAGAACAGGCGTACCGAATTTAAAAGAGATTTTAGACGAGAATAAGTAATGAAATACTCTAAGCGCACTCGTTACCATGAACAATACCCTGCAAGAGGTTTTTGGGATCCAAGCACATCTACTATTAATCCTTCTTATTTAACTATTGGTGGAAGCGGTATTGTTGGTAATTTTGGCGCTGAATCACCTATGTCAGAAAAAGGTGAATCTCCAATGTCAGAAGTTGGAGAGACTGCTGCACAAGAAAGCGCCGAAGGTGCTAGTATGAATTCAGGAAGCGGTGCTGCTGCAGGTGCAGCTCCAACAGCAGGCGGAAGCGGTGTAGCATGAAACGCGATAGTGACCAAGGTTTTCCAGACCCATTCACAACAATGACAAATGAAGACTGGGTTGAGTTTGATAAGCATGCAGAGGAAGAGCATAAAAAATTAACCGCTTCAGGTAATGAGAAAAAACCTTTCATTCCTACTGACGGTAAAGCCCCTTTCTAAGGAGTAATAGTGCCAACTACAGTTGCTCGTAGAGAACTTACGCTTCAAGACCGCTGCGATTCTTGCGGAGCTGCCGCCAGAGTTATTGCTACATTTATTAACGGTGAACTTCTATTCTGTGGACACCATGCCCGTAAAGCGGGATCTGACTTAGTTAAAAAAGCCGTAGAGGTTTATGACCCTGAAGGCGAGTTCAACCTACTGCACTAAGGAGATAGTGTGGGTAAACCCCTAGACACTAACTATCGGTGCACTATATGTGGCAAAAAATGGGTGGTTCCGTCTTTAGCACGCTCGTGCGAAGAAAAACACCTAGAATCAGAACATGATAAATAAACGCTCTATTGACCTTGAAGCGGCATCCGCTATTGGAAATATTGTTAAAGGTTCTCTAAAGCGCGGTAAAGCCCCTGCTAAAAACAAGGGACGTCAGTTTGGCGCACCTACTAAAACAACTAAGCCTAAGGCTTCAGTAAATAAGACAGAGACTTCAAAGCCTGTTACAGAATCTGCTCCTAAGCCAGGAGTTATTTCTGAAAGAAAGCCTCGCTATACTCAGCCATCTCTTCCAGGAATGTCAATTGGAAAGATTAAAAAGTTAGATGAAAAATAACAAGTCTGTCATTAAGTCTGAGATAAAATCAGAGACAACCTCTCCTATTAAAGCTGCTATTAAAGTAGGGGCTTCACGTCAATTTAGAGAAGGTATCACTCGAGTAGGGGTAGTTAACCCAGTTATTAAAGGAAAAGACACACAGGCTAAACAGCAAAATCGCTGGACACCATGAACAGAAAAAAAGAATTTAAACAACCAAAAGCTCAACTAGCTACTATTCGTGATTCTCGTTTTGGACTACGACGCACATATCTAAACCCACAAGAACGCCCAAGTATTGCAACCTATTCCACTCCTGGAAAAGGACCTAACGGAGAGCACCAAAACTAATCAAACAGGAAGTATCATAGTTATACTTCCAATGAAAGGCTTGACATGGCAGCTACATATCCAAGTTCAGTAAAGACTTTTACTACCCACGTAAACGTAACCGAAATCATAGATGCAGGGCATCCAAATGCCATTCAAGATGAAGTAGTTGCTATTGAAAACACTTTAGGAGTTAGTCCCTCTCTTGCTACAGCGGCTTCTGCTTCTGGTTGGGCAAACACAGCAACTGACTACCTAACAGTAACTTCTCGCCTTGCTAATATTGAAAAAGGCGTTGTTGCAGATTCTCATACTCAATACCTTCGTAAAACTGGGGATAGCGCAAACGTAATTACGCCATCTTCTGCTTCTGTAAAAGGTCTTGTTATTCAAGCAACAAGCGGACAGACAGCAAACCTTCAAGAGTGGAAAAACTCAGCAGGAACTACAGTTAGTTATGTTGATAACAACGGTAACTTCAACGGCTCTAACGTGTCTTCTACTTCAGCTGGTCTTCAAGACATTTTTCTTTTTATGGGCGCCTAAAGACCAAATCCTCTCTGATTAAAGCCCGACATGTTTGGGTTTGATAGATAGACTTATAAGGTCCCAGGCGCATGGGACGTTAAACCCATCTATAGATAGGAAATCAAATGGCAGTCATTCGTGACTCGGGCTATAAGCAAGCCCCTTCAGGTAACGTAGCTGTTGACTTTGTTTGGGGCAATATGCCTATTCAAACAAACGACGACCGTTCTGGTACATCACCAGTTACCTACAATGCAACAGGCGGAACTACAGGTTCTGCGGGATCTGACATCGATACTGCTGTAGTAACAGCAGCTTCTGGTGACGGAACAACTATTACCTACACATCAGCTAATAACTTTCTTGCTGGTGAGCTAGTAACAGTTACTGGTCTATCAAGCACAGTAACTATCACAGGTATCACAGCAAACGCTGGCGTAGTAACTTATGCAACAGCTTCAACAACAGGCCTTTCAGCTGGCCAAACAATCGTTATCAGTGGCGCATCTGCTGCTGGATTTAACGGAAGCAAGACAATCTTGGCAGTTACAACTAACACCAACTTCACAGTAACTTCAGCAGCTACAGGTTCAACCTCAACTGCTACAGGTACTTACACATCTGCATACAACAAGAGCTCTGTTGCAATTGCATCTGCAACTTCTTCAAACTTCACAGTTACAAGCTCTACCCAAGATCGTGCTGTATCAAGCGCTACAGGTAAGGCATCTGTTAACCTAGAAGTTATTCCAGGAATTGGTGCGGACTACGCATGGGGAACAACTACAGACTACTCTAGCTATACAATCGCTACTGCGGATATCACACAAGCAGTTGGCCAAGTAAGCCTAACAGTTCCTTCTGATAACCACGTTCGTGCTATCAATGGCTGGGACGCTTTCCCACAAAACACAGCTAACGGTGGATTCAACCCAGCAACAAAGCTATATGCAACAGTAACTGCTGTTTCATCTGACGGCACAACTGTTACATACACAGCTAACAACGCATTTACATCAGGACAGACTGTGACAATCACAGGTCTTTACAACTATGTATCAGCTGGTTCATCTCAACCAATTGGTACTCAGTACTACGCAAAGACCTACACAACTGCTTCAGCATTTAACTTGTCTGCTGTAACAATTGCTTCTGCAACTGCTACTCAGTTCACAGTTACAAATGCTGCTACAGACTCAGCACTTACAGGTGTTGCAGGAAACGCAGTAGTGACAATTGCAGCATCCGCTTCAACAGCAACAGTTCCAACAGTCACTGGAAAGACTTACCGTGAGGCCGATCGCCTACTTGGAAATGCTGATTTTGACACAGGAACAACCACATACCGCACAACAGGAGCTACTGTAGACAATGCAGGAACAGTTTACAGCCAGAGCTTAACTGGAACTCAAACAGTAGGTTCCTCAGTTAACTTGGTTCTATACAAGCTTCCAACTGGTGAAAACCCAGGAACTCAAGACGGAACATTCACATACGTATACTAATTACCAAATAAAGAAGCCCCCGATCACTCGGGGGCTTTTTTATTACTCTTTAATACCAGCCGTGAGCCATATGAAAGGCCTGTGCTTGGCAAGCAGTTCCGTATCTAACTTTAATATAACGCAACCCATACTTAATCTGTAGTAGGGCGTTAGGTGTTTTTGTGACCTTATAGTTATCCCACGTAGAAGGCAAGAATTGGGCTATTCCAAAGGCCTTGGAGCTCATATTAAGGGCTTTAGGGTTAAAGTGGGACTCACTCTGCCATAGAGCTCTTAAACACTTCCATTCGGCCATTGGAACCCCTTTAGCGTACAACGTGAGGAACGCTAAGGATTCTGGGTCAAAGTATTTTGCGTACTTGCTATTTAAAGCCTCCTTGGCTTCAGTTTTAGTAGTAATCACGGTCAAGTACGTAAGCGCAACTTTTACTACCTTTTCTTTTGCTGCAGGTAGCGCTTGAGCTGGGGTGAACAATTGTCCAAAAACGATGAACCAGCTTGTCACTACTACTGCGACTTTCTTCAAATCAATTGCCATATTGATTCTGATATTAAGCATTGCTGCTCCTCTCAGTAAACAAAAAAGAACCATTACTGGTTCTCTCATACTCTATAAAACACCAGAGATACAGGCCATGTCAAGTTAAGAGGGTGTGTTTGAGGCAGAAATTTATGTATTTATATGTAAAACTATACAAATCGTTCATTTTTGTGCAAATTCTCTGGACAACATTCGTGCATCTAGTCTAATCTACTATAAAGAACTGGATTCCTAATGGATTTAGCCACAATCACTGCAACGATATCTTCCTCCCTTTTTATAGCAGGTGCCCTAACAGGTATCGCTAGATGGTATGTAAAGCAGCATTCAACAGAAGCTCTTAAAGAATACCTGGATGAGATTCGCCCAAGCTTAGAAGAGCTTCGCCCTAATCACGGCAGTTCAATTAACGACGCTATTAAACTGCAGATTCTTCCTATTGTCAAAGAGTTAAAAGAGGACGTCAGCGAAGTCAAGACAGATGTAAAGGAGTTACGCGTCAATCAAATTGAGATTGTTAAAGACCTTTCTAGATTAGAGGGAAGAGTTCAATCTCATATTGAAGAGCGCCAATAAGAGTATGTATAAGCCTAGACCAGGAGATTATGGGGTAGTTAAGACCAATGGCTTCTTTGGCTTTCTAATACGCTTAGGCACCTTCTCTCGTTGGAATCACTGCTTTATTTATATAGATAAAGACTTTATTATTGGTGCCGATCCTACTGGAGTAAAACCAAGCCCAACAGCTAACTATAAAGATATTGCTTGGAACAAGCATGAGCGGCTAACTGAAAAACAAAGAGAAACTATTGTTAATTCTGCTGTAGACGCTATTGGTGAGCACTACGGGTTTTTTACTATAGCCCTTCTAACCTTTCGTATACTTGGGCTAAAGATACTGGCTAACCTGCCACTGCTAAAGAGGATTGCAGCTAAAGATGGATTTATATGCTCTGAACTAGTTCAAGCCTGTTACCTTAAAGCAGGAGTGACTTTGGTAGATAAACCCGACTACCTAGTAGTTCCAGGAGATTTAGCTGAGAGGCTTATTTACCAGTGACAGCAGGATTAGATATTGTAAACATTGCCCAAAAGCAAGTAGGTTTTGTTGAAGGCCCTAACAACGACAACATATACGGGGCTTGGTACGGGGTAAACAACCAGCCTTACTGCGCCATGTTCGTTTCCTGGTGTTTTGCCCAAGCTAACGCTGCCCACCTTGTTGCAGCTCAAACACAAAAAGGTTTTTCTTACTGCCCAGATGGTCTAGCTTGGTTTCAAAAAAATAAACAAGTGGTAGGTAAATATGACGGTCTACCAGGAGATATAGTCTTTTACAGTTTTGCTGGCCATGGTCAACCTGACCATGTTGAGATTATTGTTGGTGCCTCTAAAGACGGCATAACAACTATTGGCGGTAATACTAGCCCTGACCATGCTCTAACTGCCTCTCAAGCAAACGGTAACGGTGTTTACCTAAGGCACAGACCATATCTATACGTAATGGCTATATGCCGTCCTAATTACTCTGGCAGTTCTACTCCTGCTAAATCCGTAGGAACAAATAAAACACTTGCAACAGGTGTTGCGGGTGCTACAGCCCTTACAGGTGGCGGAGCCGCTGTTCTCCACAATAACTCAGGCCCAACACAAACAAAGCCACCTACAGTAATTGTTGCTCCACCTTTTCCTGGAACATCTGCATTTAAAGCTGGCTATAAGAATCAAGCAGCCATGATTGTAGAAAGGGCTCTAGAAAAAGCTGGACTTCTACCAAGCCAACTAGTTACGGGCACATTAACCGCTGAAGACTTGGCGCTAGTTCCTGTTTACCAAAATAAGTTTAAGATTAAGGGAGCAAAAGGTTTAGATGCTGCAACCTACTCTTCTATGATTAAAGAGGCTGGTAAGTGAAGTACTTTCAAAAGATGTCTGACTGGGCATCTACTGCTTTTGGCTCCCCTTGGTTCTTAATCATACATATTATTTTCTGGTCTCTTTGGATGGCTTTTGCTATCTTTGACCCATACCCATTTAATCTTCTAACCCTTACTGTTTCACTAGAGTCCATCTTGCTTTCTGGTCTACTTTTAAACGCAACTAACCGTTCAGGCAATGAGGACAGGCGTATTATTACTAAAGACCTTAAATTGGACCAAGAGACCCATAACCACATTGAAGAGGTTAGGCGCCATATAAAAGAGATTTTGGAGCATATACGTGGGAATAAAGCTTAACGTCACCAATCCAGTACACGTAGCTATTTCAGGTACAGCCGCTATGGGGACCTGGGCTGCTACGGGTTACTCTACTGATCCTAAGCATCTTGCTGCAGTTGCGGCTGCTGCCGTAGCGGGTGTAGCATCTCACAGTGAGGATTCATCTAAACCAAACGTTCAGGCAGATTCTCATATCGTAACCCCATATGTTAACAATATAGAGGAGTAATAAATGAATGCAAAGACAAAGTCTCTTGTCGAGCACTATGTGTACGCAACTGCTGCTGCAGGCGTAGCAATCTGGCAAACAGGAAACCACGACCTTAAGAAGGTTGCATGGGCTGCTCTTGTTGGTGTCCTTGGTCCAGTCCTTAAGGGCGCTATTGACCACGCTTCAAAGCCAGCTAAGTAAGTATTAAAACACTAAGGGCGCTCTATTGGGCGCCCTTTTTGCTATACTAGGGCATTATCTAGGAGGACTTATGAAGTGCGATAATTGTTCTAACGAAGCGTCTTACACACATGCTGACCCAGGAGTTAACCCTGCTAACTATTGCACAAAGTGCCTCCCTCATTGGTTACATGACAGAGCTAACGCTGGTCACTTCCCTCTAATGGCACCTATTGCTAAAGAGACAGAGGCTACTGTTGAAGCGGTTAAAGAAGAAGTAAACAAACTTGCAAAGAAGAAAACTTCTGTGAAGTCGACTGCTGTACCTACAACAGAGACGACTAAGAGTGAAGATAGTAAATAAAAGAGCTATTCAAGCTCATCCAGTTCCTGATCACGAAGTTATGACCTTGGGGCCTTTCCCACCAGAGGTTCTTCAAGACCCTGAAATTATCTATGACTACACTCCTGCTTTATCAGAGGATGGCGCAGACTTCTTGCCAGGCGCTACTGCTCAGAATAATTTTAGACCGCCTAAGTATTTAAGATGCAAAGTCTGTTTGGCAAGAGTATTAGAGACAGAGACTGAGCTTCACGTTTGTGAGGAATAATGGCTGGCAGACAAAGAGGGTTTCACTACTACCAACAGCGCCAAAAGCAAGTAGAGCGCGAAGGTGATATAAAAACTAACCTTGTATTTGGCATGGCTGACAAGACTAATTCAACCTATTTAGAGGATAAATATAAGAGCGTTGAAGATAAATATGGAATTGAGTTTGCCCAACCTGTTGAGCGTAGAGCCGCACCTACCACTAACGCAGCAAGGCCTAGGGCTTTAAATCTGGCTTACATGAAGGATACTGAGACTCTTCTAGTCCAGTTTAGAGATAAGACCATTTGCGAATACTCTAATATCCCTATTGAAATCTGGCAGGACTTAAAGGTTACCGACTCTACTGGTAAGTATATGAAGGACTCTGGGCTAGACTCTGCTGGGTACAGGAAAGTAGGCAAGAATCAGTTCCCTCAGGAAATTAGTGTACTATTTGACTGATGAAATCATACGGACCACTATACGGCGGAAAACTACAGTATTGGCATAGAGACCTATTGCCTATTGTAGAGATCGGCACTACCCAAGAGACAGAGTCTCCTTACAGATTAGGTAAGTGCCTAGTACTCCGCATTCCCTTTACCCACCCAGGCTTTTACTTTGGTTTATGGTTTAAAAAGCCTAATATAGATTTAGATGATGAAGACTCAATAGATGCACTTCTATACCGAGCAATGAAAGGCAGAGACGCCTGGAGACCACAAGATGGATTATTTGATGAAGCTTTTTTCCAAGAATAAAAAGCCGTGGGACAAACCTTTCTCTGAAAAGGTGGCTAAACGAGTATCTAGACTGCAAACAGCTGAGATTGAAAGCTGGGTAGATCAATCACTTTATGAAATTGGTAGATGTTTATCTATGTACCAAAGGACTAGAGACGACATGTATTTAGATGAAGCTTTACTGGGCTCAGAGGCCGCCCATGCAATGCTCGACTCTCTTAGAAACAGAACTCCAAGACGTTCTTAGGATTTGTCGATAAATAGACATTTCTGCTAGAATTGTCTACGCCTCTCTTCCTCTCCCCGTAGATGGCATAAGAGCCTAGGTTTAACTACTTAGGCTCTTTTTTTTAAAATAGACTAGGCGTATATGGAACAATTAATCGACGAAGAAGACGAGTTCTATCCAGATGAACTTGAGGACGAAGAGCCTGAAATTGAAGAAGGCGAAGACGACGACGGGCTGGATGAACTCTCCAAGGAGTTTGTCAAAAATCTAGTAGACCGTTGCGTAGAATTTCAAACCGCTCTTGTAGGTCACGAACTTCACCCATATCAAATGCCTTTGGCTAGACGCATTATTGAGTCTATAATTATTAACGATAGTGAAGAGATAACAGCTCTGGCAGCCCGTCAGTCGGGTAAGTCAGAGACTATTGCTAATACCATTGCAACTTTGATGGTTCTACTACCACGTTTAGCAAAGATGTACCCAGACCTTCTCGGTAAATTTAAAGATGGCATTATGATCGGTATGTTTGCTCCAGTTGAAGGTCAGGTAGAAACCCTATTTGGTCGTACAGTAAACCGCCTTACTAGCGAGCGAGCACTTGAAATCCTTGGTGACCCTGAGATTGATGACAGCGTAGGCAGAGTTGCGGGAGTAACCCGTCAAATTAAATTAAAGAATTCTGGCTCATCTCTAATGATGATGACAGCTAACCCTAGAGCTAAAATTGAATCTAAGTCCTTCCATCTTATTGTTATTGATGAGTGCCAAGAGGCAGATGACTTTGTAGTATCTAAATCTATTGCTCCTATGTTGGCTTACTACGCTGGAACTATGGTTAAAACAGGGACTCCAACAACACACAAAAATAACTTTTACAACAGCATTCAACTAAATAAACGACGTCAGACTAGTAAGAGCAGGCGACAAAATCACTTTGAGTGGACTTGGCGTGACGTTATTAAAGTTAACGCTAACTATGAGAAGCATATCAAGCGTGAAAAGCTACGCATTGGAGAAGACTCAGACGAGTTCCAAATGTCGTATAACTGCAAATGGTTGCTAGAAAGAGGAATGTTTGTAACCTCTACTGCAATGGATAAGCTGGGCGATACCTCTATGGAAATTGTTCGTGCTTGGCATAGAACCCCTGTAGTTGTAGGGATTGACCCAGCACGTAAGATTGACTCAACTGTAGTAACTGTGGTGTGGGTAGACTGGGACCGTCCAGATGAGTTTGGTTACTACGACCACAGAGTTCTTAATTGGTTGGAGCTTCAAGGAGATGACTGGGAAGACCAGTACTTCCAAATCACTAAGTTCCTTGAAAACTATAACGTTATGTATGTTGGGGTAGACGCTAATGGTGTGGGTGACGCAGTTGCCCAGCGCTTAAAGCTTCTTATCCCTAGAGCAGAAGTTATTGCTGTAGGAAGCAGTCAGCCTGAACAATCTAAACGTTGGAAGCACTTAAAGGCTCTTATTGACAGAGAGTTAATTAGCTGGCCTGCCCACGCTAAAACTAGAAAGCTTCGTAGTTATCGTCGTTTTAGGCAACAGTTAGAAGATTTGGAAACCAAGTTTACTGGGCCAAACTTTTTAGCCAAAGCCCCTGATGAGGCTCATGCCCACGATGACTATGCAGACTCTCTAGCCATAGCATGCTCTCTAACGCTAGAACTAACCATGCCTCAGATAGAAGTGTCGTCCTCTCCATTTTTCCGTTAAGACTTTAGGCTGACTGTAACGCCTTTCTGTAGCACACTTTTACTGAGGTCCTCAACCTAATATAGGAGTAAAACAATGGCAATTGCACCAGACCCAAAGTTCCCAGAAAAATCAGGAACTGTTTATGATCGTAAGGTATCTCCAGCAACTCCTGGCCAACGTGGCCCACTTCGTTTTGAAGAAGGTATTGCTACAGATACAGACGTCCCACAAGAGTTCACAAAGGGCGCTATGCAAGGTTACACACCTGCAGCAGGTCGTCCAAACCGTAACGTGAACGTATTTGAAAAGCTTCCAGAAGAGACAATGCGTGAACGCGCACACGTTGGTTCTGCAGCTTGGGTAGAAGCACCAGATCACCTAAAGGAATTCTCTGCAGGTGGTTTTGCTGATCATGGAGATAACCGTATCGAAGAAGTTACACGTAACGGTGCTCCACAAAAAGCCGCTAACCCTTCAGTAGTCCACGACTAATTAAATAGGTTAATTCGTCCCTGCTATCCACGTGCTAGCAGGGGCGCTTTCCTATAGGAAATTACAATGGCGCTAATCACAGGCAAAGAAGTAAAAAAGGGTCCTAAGCAAATCCCTGCTAATCAAAAGCTTTGGAACATGCTTACAACTCAAGCACGTTCAAAATTTCGCACATATCCTTCCCCTGCTGCTGCCCACTGGGTCCACTCTAGATACGTTCAATTGGGTGGAAAGTTCGTAACTTCTGAAAAAGAAGTAGACCCACGTTTCCGTGATTATGCCGCTGAAGCTCAAAAGAAAAAAGAAGAAGCTCAAAAGAAAAAAGTTACCAAGTCAGTAGGCCCTAACCTCATCCGAGGTGAACGTTTCCGCTAATTGTCGATTTATACCTTTATTGACATTTATGCTAAGATTGTCCAGATTTGAAAGAGGTGATTTGTGAGCGGTATGGATTTCTCCCCACCGAGTTATCGTGCAGCCTCATCTGACCTAACCATCTCCATTTCCCCACTGGGACTTGTTGAGCTAGCTGATGAAGAATTCGAAGTACACGGTCCAAGACTAAACCGTTACTCACTTAACTGGGCAATGTATCTAGGCCATCACTGGTCTTATCGCCGTCAAACAGGCGAAACCCAAATGGTACTTAACTATTACCGTGCTTTCTCAGATTTTATTATTAACTTTACATTTGGTAAAGGCGTTAACTTTCGTAGCCCTAAAGAGACTGAGGCTATTGTCCCAGACCTCTTAGAGCGAGTGTGGGAAGTAGATAACAACAAAGCAACTGTACTTTGGGAAATAGGTCAACAAGGAACTGTATCTGGTGACTGCTTTATCAAAGTTGCTTACGAAGAGGCCTATACAGATCCAGCAGGCCGTTTACATCCAGGACGCGTTCGTATACTTCCTCTCAATTCTTCTTTTGCTTTTCCTGAGTTCCATCCACATGACCGCGAACGTCTTATCCGTTTCAAGCTTAAGTATCGTTTCTGGGGCACATCACTAGAAGGTACTCGTCAGGTATTTACTTATACAGAAATCCTTACCGACGACATTATTGAGGAGTACATCAATGACGAACTCATTGACTCGCGCCCAAACCCGCTTGGCACTATTCCTGTGGTACACATACCAAACGTTCGTATTAGTGGTAGCCCTTGGGGTCTTTCTGATTGCAATGACATTATCAATATTAACCGCGCTTACAACGAAACCGCTACGGATATTGCTGACATTGTTAACTATCACGCCGCCCCAGTCACAGTTATCATCGGTGCAAAAGCTTCTCAGCTTGAAAAGGGCGCTAACAAAGTCTGGGGTGGGCTTCCAAAAGACGCACGAGTAGAGAATCTAGAAGGCGGAGCACAAGGTCTTAAAGGAGCTATGGAGTTCCTTGCAATGATGAAGAAGTCAATGCACGAAATGATCGGTGTTCCAGAAACTGCTTTGGGACAAGCACAGCCTATCTCTAACACATCAGGCGTTGCTCTCTCTATTCAATTCCAGCCTTTGATGAACCGTTACCACCAAAAGATTGTTCAGTACGCTTATGGACTACAGCGCGTTAATGAATTAGTTCTTCTTAACCTAGCCCTTAAAGAGCCAGAGACATTTAAGTGGGACCCTAACGCAAGCACAGTTCCGCTAAAGCCAGGACAAGTATCTGAACTAGACCTTAATGACCCATTGACTTTCCGTTCATATATCCACTTCCCAATGCCACTTCCTCTTGACAAGCTAATTGCCATCAACGAAGTTCAATCCATGCTTTCTCTTGGACTTGAGTCCAAAGAAGGAGCTTTGCGTATATTGGGCGAAGAATTCCCACAGGAAAAGCTCACAGAAATCCGTCAAGAACTTCAAGATGAAGCTATGGCAGATGGAGCCCTCAAACTTATTCAAACTCAAATCGAGCAAGACATCATGGCGCTTACAGGAACTACCCCTGTAGAGCAAGGCCCAGGAGGAACTTCAACTCCAGGAAAGCCTATAGATCAGATGGCTCCAGCACCTACAGAACCAGTATTGCTAGATGATGCAACCGTTGCCGCCCAAGTTGGCGATCAAAAGGTCCGTACTCGTCTAGTAACGGAAGCCTACGGAACACAACTGCCTCAACGCAGAGTTCCAGAGGACTACCAAAAATAAAGTGATTTATACAGACAATTGAGCAATCTATTGTCAAAATAAATACTGCAATACAACCGTTAGGTCACATGTGATACGGGCTTCGGCTCATTTGGAAAACGACCCCTAGAATCAAAGGATATAAGCATGTCAGATACTGCAGAACAAATGGCATCTGCTTTTGAAGCAGAAGCTAATACAGCTCCAGTTGTAAATGTGTCGGGCGTTGACGCGCCTACTGTTACTCCTGGTGCGAATGACTCAGCTAAGTCATCTAAGTTTTATACTGAAGATGATCTAGCAAAAGTTCGTTCGCAAGAGAAGGATAAGTTGTATCCAGAAATCGAAAGATTGAAGGAAGAACTATCTGTTATCAAAAAGGAACGAGAAGAAAAAGCAACTCGTGAAGCAGCCGAGGCGGAAGCCAGAGCAGCTGAAGAAAAAGCTAAGCAAGAGGAGAACTTGGACGCCAAGGACTTCGCAAAAGCTACAGCTGAAGAGTTGCGAGAGCAGTTGGCTCGTGAGCGTCAAGAACGCGAAGCGGCCTTCGCTCTTCTGGAGCAAGAAAGAAAGTTTGCAGATTTGCAGGCTTACCGTCAACAAGCTGTTGAACAGAACCGCGAAAATATCATTCCGCAATTAATTGATTATGTTCAGGGAAATACTGCTGAAGAAATCAATGAAAGTGTTGCGAGTTTGGTTGAGCGATCTAACAGTATTTTGTCAGATGCGCAGTCTGCTTTACAGCAACAGCGCAGAGATATGCCAGGCGTTAGGGCAACCTTGCCAGGCGTTGGACCAATGGAGATCAATTCGGAATCACGTCAGTTTACTGCTGCAGATATTGCAGCAATGCCGATGAATGAATACGCAAAAGTCCGCAGTCAAATCTTGAGCGCTAAAGCTCAGGGCAAGACCAGCGGAATTCTGGGATAAAACTTAATAACTAAAAACTACTATCAAGGAGTCAAAGCCAAATGGCATCAGGTATCACAGGTACAGGCAATCTAGCCGCAGCCCCAACAGCGTACTCTGGTACAAACACCCAATTGACTCAAGCGATTCAGACAATCTGGTCCAAGGAAATCTTGTTCCAGGCTATGCCTATCCTTCGCTTTGAGCAATTTGCAGTCAAGAAGACTGAACTAGGTGTTGCACCAGGACTACAAATCAACTTCATGCGTTACAACAACCTCGGATTCGCTTCACCTCTTGTTGAAGGTGTCCGTATGCAAACTAACGCACTTACAGCTCAACAGTTCTCAATCACAGTAACAGAGCATGGTTATGCTCTTGCTGTTTCTGAGCTTCTATTGAACGCTTCATTCGATGACGTAATGGCTTCAGCCTCACGTCTTCTCGGTCGTAACATGGCTATCTACCTAGATCAGCTTTCACGCGACACACTATACGCAGCTTCTTCTACTCTTTATGGTGAAGACCGCTCATCTGTCTCTTCAGCAGTTAACAACTGGTACGGATATGGAACCTTCGCAACATCACGTGCGTCTATGACAGGTTCTTCATACCTAACACCACACGTTATCAAGGACACTGTAGAGACCCTCGCAACCAAGAACATCCCAAGGTTGGGCGAGACCTACGTCTGCTTCGTTCACCCACACCAAAGCCGTACACTACGTGACAACCCAGAATTCATTGAAGTCACAAAGTATGCTGCTCCAGGAAACTTCATGCTCGGTGAAATCGGACGTTTGTACGATGTAGTCTTCATCGAAACCACACAGGTCCTTAAGGTCACTGGTGGTGCTGGTTCAGGTTACACAACCGACACAGCAGTAGCTTCACCAGTTGTAGTACCTGGTGGAGGATACACAACACCAGCTACCTACACAGGTAACGGTGCTTCAGATCGTTATGCAGGTATCATGATCGGTGATAACGCATTCGGTCACGCTATCTCTCTTCCAGTCGAACTCCGCGATGGCGGTATTCTAGACTTCGGTCGTGAGCATGCACTTGCTTGGTACTCAATCTTCGGACTTGGCCTAATCACAGACCAATCTGTTGTTATCCTCGAGACCAACTAATAAAAACTAAATAGCTTAAAGGGCGGGAGTTTCGGCTCCCGCCTTATTCTAACGAGATATTAAATTGGAGAATACTAATGGCAACAAAGTCAAAGCCCACTGATGTAACAGGTCGTGTCCGCGAGCAGCTACAAGAACAAGCTATTGAAGCTCAGCAGGATGCCGCTAATCAAATGTCTATGGCAACAGCTCAAGCAAGAGTTGACCTAGAGACAAATGTAATTGACGCTACTAAGCCTAGTCGTCAGACAGTTATTGTAGATGACCCTGTAACGGTCGGAAGCACTGATGACTCTACTGTAGAGATCCGTGTAGTTCAAGATATTGACAACATGACTCTTGGTAAGGGAAATAACTACAGCTTTAAAGCTGGAGTTAAATACAAAGTTACTAAGCATGTAGCTGAACACCTTAAGGAAAAGGGTTACTTAGCAGGCGTTATCTAAAAGATTACCTGTTAGAAGTGGGCGCCTTTCGGGGCGCCTTCTTCGTTTGTAGAGATTTTTAAGAAGTAATACGCCATCATTAGATTTATCAAGTGTAGGGAGTTTCTGTGGCCGTTCTGTCTGACATACTCTCTAGAGTCCGTCTAGAACTAGGCGATTTACAAAAGAATTTTAGTTTTACTACTGCTGGTGACGGAACTACCACCGTATTTCCCACTGGGATTAAGCCTATCGAGACCGCTAACCTCTATGTAACAATTAACAGCAATCCTATTGGGTACCCTTACGGCTATACAGTTGAAGAAGACACAGGCATTATTACCTTTGCAACCGCCCCTGTTAGCGGCTCTACTATTGCAGTAACAGGTCTTCAAGACCGTTATTTCCTAGACTCTGAACTCTGTAACTTTATTAACGATGCTGTAAACCAGCATACCTATAACCGCGTTGATTCTTACGGGTCTCTAGTTACTATTGCCAGTATCCCTCCTGTAGAAGAGTATCCAGTTGCTATCCTTGCAACCATTGAGGCTCTATGGGCTCTTGCCACAGACTCTGCTTTTGATATCGATATTCAGGCGCCAGATGGAGTAAATATTCCTCGCTCTGAGCGTTACCGCCAGCTCACATCTATTATTCAACAGCGTTGGGAGCAATATAAGACCCTCTGTGCCCAGCTTAACGTTGGTCTATGGAAGATTGAAATGGGTACGCTTATCCGTACTTCACGTACAACTAATAAGTACGTACCTGTCTATGTAACTCAAGAGGTTGACGATGCCCGTAAGCCAGAAAGAGTTTACATAACCAATAACTTGACTGGACGTAGCCCATTGCCTTCAACAGCTCAAAACTACGATTTAGTTATTACCCAAGGAAACAGCTTCTCTGTAGAGTTTGATTTCCCATTTGATGCTTCTTTGTTTACCTGGGCTGCGCAGATTCGTACCTATCCAAATGCACCTTCCGTATACGCTAATTTTACAGTTACCCTCCTATCTACATCTTCAACACTCAGTAAGGTACAGCTATCGCTTAATGTTGATGGCACTCAGTACCTGCCTGTACGTGGATTCTGGGACCTACTAGCAACAGAGATTGCAAACACCGAAGTAGCCGTTACTTACGTTAAGGGTCAAACCTTTGTTACCCAAGCTGTAACTAACTCTTCAGGTGCGCTAAACGGAAGCTGGTAACAATTGAGTTACTGTCACTCTTGTAATAACTGGCCATGCCAATGCGCTATCCAAGTAGTCACTCCTGCCCCAGTAGTTGTTAACGTAATCCCTTCAACACAAACAGGCGGACTTCCTGGATTTAGCACGCAAGGAATACAGGGAGTACAGGGTGTTCAGGGCGGTCAAGGCACCCAAGGTATTCATGGACAATACGCAGGTCAAGGTGTACAAGGTTCTCAAGGTTTACAGGGCGGCGGTTTTAACCAAGCACAAGGTACTCAAGGCTTACAAGGTATCCAAGGTTTTTATGGCCTACAAGGTTCTTCTGGACATAATGGTGTTCAGGGTTATACGGGTGCGCAGGGAAAGACTGGTACACAAGGTACGCAGGGACTTTCAATACAAGGTAACGCTGGTACATCTGTAGTAATCCTTGGTTCATACCCAACGTATGCCGCTTTAGTTGCTGCGCATCCAACAGGTAATAATGGTGATGGTTATATTGTTGACCCATACCTGTATGTATGGGAAGGTGGAGCTTGGGTTAACGTTGGAATTATCCAAGGTCCACAAGGTACGCAAGGCACACAAGGGCTACAAGGTGTGCAAGGAACTCAGGGTTTACAGGGAACTCAGGGCACGCAAGGTTTACAGGGACCACAAGGTACGCAGGGTATACAGGGCGTTCAGGGACCACAGGGAACCCAAGGTACTCAAGGGCTGCAAGGTGTTCAAGGAACACAGGGAACACAAGGTGTGCAAGGCACACAGGGCATTCAAGGCCGTTCATATCTAGGAGTAACTTCACCTACACCTAACGCGGTTACAACTGGCTCTCTAACATTTAACGTAACTAATTCAGGCGCTTTTGGTTTAGGTCAAACAGTACGTGTCTCTAACACCCCAGGGCTTTCAAACTGGGTTGAAGGCATTATCACCGCAATAACATTAGATTCCAGTATTACTGTTAACTCTATTCTTACTGGTGGTTCTGGTACTTACTCACAATGGACATTCTCAACTGCTGGTGTTCAAGGCTTACAAGGTCCACAGGGAACTCAAGGAATTCAAGGACCGCAAGGAACTCAAGGTATTCAAGGCATTCAAGGACTTCAAGGAGTGCAAGGTACACAAGGTATTCAAGGGCCTCAAGGCACTACAGGTATACAAGGTATCCAAGGACCACAAGGTACGCAGGGTATTCAAGGAGTTCAAGGAACTCAGGGTATCCAAGGCCGTTCATTTATTGGAGTAACTTCTGCTACATCATTTTTAATTGGTACTGGCTCTAAAGCATTTACTGTTACAAATTCTGGCGCTTATACAGTTGGTCAATATGTTGTTGTTACTAACACAGGCACGCCAACTAACTTTATGTTTGGTCAGATTACCGCCTTAACAACTGATTCAAGCATTACTGTAAACGTAACTGGAACTGGTGGTTCTGGAACATTTGCTGCTTGGACATTTAACGTAAGTGGTTTGCAAGGTACGCAAGGAGTTCAAGGACCTCAGGGAACTCAGGGCATTCAAGGTCCACAAGGTACCCAGGGTATTCAAGGTCTGCAGGGAGTACAAGGAGTTCAGGGTCCTCAAGGAACAACTGGTATACAGGGCGCGCAGGGTACTCAAGGATTCTTAGGTTTACAAGGAAGCACTGGTACACAAGGCACTACAGGTATGCAGGGTGCGACTGGTACGCAAGGTCTTGTTGGATTACAGGGGACGCAAGGTATCCAAGGTACTCAAGGAGTTCAAGGTAACCAAGGGATTCAAGGTAATCAAGGAACAACAGGTTTACAAGGGATTCAAGGTAATCAAGGAACAACAGGTTTACAAGGATTAATAGGTCTACAAGGTCTGCAGGGAAATCAGGGAACGCAAGGCGTCCAAGGTACCCAAGGAACTACTGGTATTCAAGGAATTACTGGTACAGGCACTCAGGGTATTCAAGGAAATACAGGAATACAAGGCTCTTTTGGCGTTCAAGGTACACAAGGCGTTCAGGGATTAGTCGGCCCATTAGCTTCTAACAACGCACACGCTTCTGCTCGTATGGCTACAACTGCCAATCTTGCTGCTACTTACACCGCAGGTACTTTAGGTGCTGATGGTGGTTATGGCGTAGGCGCAACTCTTACTGCTACTAGCAATGGTCGTGGTTCAGTTGATGGTGTTTCATTTACTACTAATGACCGCGTACTTGTTAAGAATCAAACTACTACAACACAAAATGGTATTTATGTAATTACTCAACAAGGTTCAGGTCCAACTCCCTATATCCTCACTCGCGCATCAGATTACAACAACTCTGTTAATGGCGAAGTCGAGTACGGCGATTTTCTTTATGTAGTTGCTGGTACAACGCAATCAAGTACTAACTGGATTGAAAACTCAGTAGGTAGCCAATCTAACGGCTGGATTATCATTGGTACAGATGCTATTACCTTTGCTCAAACTGGTGGTATCGGTCCACAAGGAACACAAGGCTCAACAGGAGCTACGGGCGCACAAGGAATCCAAGGCACTACAGGAATTCAAGGTGCAGTTGGAACTCAGGGCGCAATTGGAACAACAGGTTCTACAGGAGCGCAGGGAACGACAGGCGCGCAAGGAATTACAGGTTCTACAGGTATTCAAGGAACTCAAGGAACAAATGGTTTACAGGGCCTTACTGGTTTACAAGGTCTTCAAGGCAACCAAGGAACAACTGGACTACAAGGTTTTACAGGTACACAGGGAACTGCAGGTACTAATGGAGCTAATGGTGCTCAAGGTACAACTGGTTCTCAAGGACTTACAGGAATTCAAGGCGCTACTGGTACCCAAGGTTTTGTAGGTCTACAGGGACTTATTGGTTTACAAGGATTTACAGGTTCACAAGGAACTACTGGTACTCAAGGTACTCAGGGATTACAAGGTTTACAAGGAACGCAAGGCGTTCAAGGTACGCAAGGAATACAAGTACAAGGTACTCAAGGTACGCAGGGTATTCAAGGGCCGCAAGGTACACAAGGTATTCAAGGTACTCAAGGAAACCAAGGTACACAAGGTCTTCAGGGGCTTCAAGGCACACAGGGAATACAAGGTAACCAAGGCACAATTGGTACGACTGGTATAGCAACAGCAACAGCCCCAATTACATACGATGGTGTGTCAACAATTGCACTCAATGTTGGCACAGGGCTTACTACTTCAGCAAGTAACCTGATTGTAGATACAACCGTTGTGCCTGAATTGGCTACAACGAATACCTTTACAGCAGGTAACACAATAGCCCCTACCGCTACTGGAGTAGTGCCATTAACTGCAACTATACCAAATGGCTCTAATGCAAATATGGCTTCCTTTACGCAAGCAGGAACTTCTTACGCATTAACTGTTGACCAGTTTGGTATCTTAAAAACTCTTTATGGAATTTACGGCGGAACTACTGCGCCTTATGGTGCAAGAAATAATTTTGGTCCAAACGGTTCAACAAGTATAATTATGGCGCTTAGGTCAAGTTCTGCCCAAAGCGGAGATATGCTTCAAAACCAAAACGGTTCTGGTACAGTCATTTCAGGATTTAACGCAGCGGGTCAATTATTTGCTGGTAACACAACAGCAGTAGTTGGTTCTATTACAACTGCTATTTCATCCGCTGCTTATACCTCTGCCACAGTTGCCGTCTTTACCTATGGCGGAACATCGTTAATTCAAGTCGGGCAAAAAGTAACTATCGCTGGTGTTACTGGCGGTACTTACAATGGTACTTGGATAGTGACTGCCGCAACATCTACCACCTTTACCGTAGTAGGTTCAGGATTTACCAACGTTGCTGGTACTGGCGGAACCGCTCAAATATCAGCAGTTGTTTCTGTCGTTGCCCCAACTGCCGCTATTACCCCAATAGTGGTTCAAGCAAATGCTTCCCAAACTGCCAACCTTACTGAATGGCAAAACTCAAGCGGTACGCCATTAGCAAAAATTGACTCTAGGGGTAACTTAACGGCTACTTCTTATATTACTTCTGGAGGAACGTCTTCCCAATTTGTTAAAGGCGATGGCTCATTAGATACCAGCACGACACAAGTCACCCCATTAGACAACCTTCAATATAGCTTTGATGGAGTCGAAAACCGATTTATACCCACCTATCAAGGTGCCAAACAAACTATTACCAATCCATTGAGACTTTTAGTCACTATAAATGGTATAGTTCAAACAGTAAATTATTCCTCAGTAGTGTGGGACTCCCCACTACCTTGGGATGGTTTTAGGGTAGATGATGATGGTTATATTGCTTTCTCTGAATCAGTTCCAGCAGGTTCACAGTTCAGCGGAAGAATTATGGCGGGAACAGATACACCAACAGTAACCACAACTTATCCGTTCTCCCCAACGGATTTATTGTTAGGAGCGTTTTAGAGCATGGCAAGAAAGATTCTATTAGAGACAGGATATGTCTTTACCCCAGCCTCAAAAACTATTGTCATTCCCCGCATCATCCCACAAGAGCGCTTGGTACTTATTACCAACGTTACCAAGAATAAGGTTATCTATAACTTTTCTGATGCTTCTCTTCTAGCAACTTCTTATGCAGCGTATGGTGAAAACGCCCTTACAGCTCCAATCACAGCTATTGCTACAACAGGTTCTGCTGTTACATTCACAGCAGCTAATACTTTCTCTCCTGGTCAATTTGTAACCATTACAGGTGCTACTCCAACAGCATTTAACATTTCAGCAACAATTACATCTGCAAACTCAACCACATTTACAGTAGCAAGCACAGTTACTGGCACATGGGTATCAGGTGGATTAGCGTCTGTTTCAGAAAACACAACACTTGTTCTTAACTACAATACTGCAGGAGTCATGGCTGCAACGGATAAGTTGCAGATTACTATCGACCAATTTGCTGAAAAGTTTGAACCATCAGAAGAGCTAACTGACCCAGTAGGTAAGTTCCGTACATCTAGCCCACAGGCGCTTATTGACACAGACTTTGAATATGGACCACAAGTATCTAAGTGGGAAAATCTAAGTCTTATTAATAACCGCCCATTTGCATATAACTTCAACTTTAACGCCCTAGCAGTATCTGATATTCAAACTGGTGCTGCTGGAACTAAGACAATTACTGTTTCTCTTACAACCACCACAGCAACTGCATCAAGTGCAATTGGTAACGGAACTCTTGCTACCTATACAACTTCTGCAGCCCATAACTTTACAGTTGGACAACTTGTAACAATTACTGGTTTTACAACTAACTACAATACAACTTCTGGACAGCCTGCAATTATTCTTGCAACCCCAACAACAACTACATTTACTATTGCTAACTCAACTACAGCAAATACAGCATCATCTGGTTCTGGAACAGTAACAGCTGGTGTTGCCCCTGCAATCGGTGTGCCAATCTACATTGCTGATACTTTCTCACCATCAGTTCCAGGTAACTATACAATTGAAACTCGACCAAGTGAATCCTCATTTACCTTTTCAGCAAAAGGCTCTACGCCAACAGGTTGGGCATCTACAACAATTTTTGATACTAACAAAACTCTAGTAGCTCTTGGAACGGTTTATAAAGACGCTGCTTTAACACCTGCGTCTTTTGCCTATTCTTCAAATATGGTTACAGTAACAATGCCTTCAACCCAACCACACGGTTTACATATTGGTAATGAAATAGCTGTTATTGGTTCAACAGTAGCCTCAGGAACTGCCCCAAATGGTAACGCATATGTAGCAACTGTTACATCACCATTGGTATTTTCTTACTACACAGGAACTGCACCTTCTGCCACACCAGCAGTAAGCCCTACAGCAACTACTGCTACAGGCGCGGTTGGAAGTACCTTTGTTACAGTAGCCTCTGCTACCAGCATTGTTCCTGGTATGACAGTAACAGCAGCTGGTATTGCAGCAGGAACATTTGTTACCTATGTACAGGGAACAGCTATTGGTCTAAGCCAGGCTGTTACTACCGCTCTTACAACAACTTCTATTACCTTTAACGCGTCTATCTTTGTGCGCTCACAGGCTCAGGTTAAGCACCGTGCATTTGATGGTGGAGTGTTCTTCTCAACTAACGGCACCTCAAATAACACTGCTCAAGTGCGTCAGACACGCCGTTATTTCCGTTATCAATCTGGTAAGGGTATTCAAATTTCTTCTGGAACAATTCTTAAGCCTACCTATGGAATTGACTCAATCTCGTACTCAAGCCCATATGTAACAGTTCAGACTAAAGAGCCTCATGGCCTACAGCCAGGCTACTCAATTGCTATTTATGGCGCTAATGAAAACGGTTATAACGGAACATTCCCAGTAGCCTCTGTAACAGGTCTTACCTCCTTTACTTATGTGCCAACAACCGCACCAACAGTAACTACAGCATCAGGTAACTACTATGCCTCAGTATCTAACTGGAATGGTGCATCAAACCGCCTTGGTCTATTTGACCAACAAAACGGTGTTTTCTTTGAATATGACGGAACTACCCTTTATGCGGTTCGCCGTTCATCTATCTTCCAAACAGCAGGCCGTGTAACGGTAACAAACGGTTCATCTACAGTCTCTCAGACAACAACTAACTATCCAACAACATTTAGCAAGCAGTTGGTACCTGGAGATTATATTGTTCTTCGTGGTCAGTCTTACCGCGTTATCGATATTGCAAGCGATACCTCGCTTACTATTCAACCTTCATACCGTGGAACAACAGCTACTAACGTAATTGTCTCAAAGACAATCGATACAAAAATCCCACAATCTGCTTGGAACATTGACCGAGTCGATGGAACAGGCCCTTCTGGTTACAACATTGACCTTACAAAGATGCAGATGTTCTACATGGATTACTCATGGTATGGCGCTGGAGCAGTTCGTTGGGGCTTCCGTGGACCTAAGGGAAACATTGTATATGTCCACAAGCAAGCTAACAATAACCAGAACGCTACAGCATATATGCGCTCAGGTAACCTATCTGGCCGCTATGAATCTGTTACACAGCCAGCATCAACTCAGTTAACAGCCTCTGTAGGCGCATCTGATACAACTATTAACGTAGCCAATACAACTGGTTTCTACGCACCAACATCTGTTAGCACAAGCGCAACAGGTTCAAGCGGAGCAAACACTCTTGTAGTAACTTCAACAACTGGAATTGTTTCAGGAATGTTTGCAACAGGTACTAACCTTGGTGCAGGAGCAGTAGTAACAGCGGTTAACGCATCTACACTTACAGTTACACTATCTGTAAACAATGGTGGAGCCGTTTCTGCAACAATTACATTCCAGTCATATCCAGGAACCGCAGTTATTCGTGGAACTGGTTCATCTAATACATGGGAGTACATTAACTACACAGGTCTTACCTCTAACACTCTTACGGGTGTTACTCGTGGTCAAGCTGGTGCCTCTGCTGTTACAACCACAATGGCTGTAGGTTCTAACGTAGCCACTGTAGGCTCTACAGCAGGTTTACAAGTTGGTATGCGCGCAATTAGCCCATATCTTGCAGATGGAACAAAGATTGAGTTCATCTCTGGAACAACAACACTTATACTTTCAAGCTCACCAACAGTGGCTAACCCAACAATCTGGTTCCCAGCAATGGGTTATACAACAGGTACCCTAGGAACAACTTCAGGTACTGCGGTTACTGCTGGTCAAGCGTTTACATACTCATCAACTAACCCAACTGCAGTAGAGCAGGCCTTCCCAACATTTGGCCCATCTATCTCACACTGGGGAACTTCGGTCATCATGGATGGCCGTTTTGATGATGACAAGTCCCTTTTGTTTACGTATGGTCAGACAACACCTACATCACTTGGTGGAACCACAGCGGTATCAACTACTCTAGTACAGGCAACAACTGGTTCTGTAGTAGCAACTGCTGGTGCTGCAACAGGTATTGTTCCTGGACAACAAGTAACAGGAACAGGTATTCCAAACGGAACTTATGTAGTAGCAATATCTGGAACGACTGTAACCTTGTCTCAAGCTACAACGGCTACTCTTACTGGTAACTACTCATTTAGCGGTGCTACATCTAAGGCGCTATTCTCAATTCGTATCGCCCCTTCTGTAGATAACGGTTTCTCAGCAGCCTTTGGTTTGCGTGAACTTCTAAACAAGATGCAGCTTCAGACTAAAGCCCTTGATATCTCACTATTGAATACAACTACAGGTAACGTGCTAGTACAGGCTTACTTGAACGGTACACCTTACAACTATGTAGGAAACAACGCTACTGCAACAGGTTCGGCTTCTGCTTCTACAACAGTAACCCTTACAGGTAACACTGGAACTGTGGCTGTTGGTATGTCGGTTCAAGGAGCTGGTGTTACAGCAGGTACTACAGTAACTGCAGTTGCTTCTCAATCATCTATTACTGTAAGCAACTCTCTAACGCTATCTTCTGTACCGCTTGTATTCTTGGCGCCAGGTTCAACTTCTTGGACAAACTCTGTAAGAAACGCTGCTAACACCCCTAACTCATCCCTTGCTCAGATTGCTGACTACGCTGGTAACAGCTACTCAGTACAGGGCGGTGAAGTAACAGGTGGGTTCTTTGTATCTTCAACAGGTACTTCAGATATCTCTCAGGTTCGCGACTTGGGTAACGCCGTACTTGGCGGAGGTACCGCTGTATCAAATACAGGTGTTTATCCAGATGGACCAGATACTCTTACAATCGTTGTAACCAACGTAAGCACAAGTACAGCATCTGTACTTGGACGTATTTCCTGGACTGAAGCTCAAGCATAATTAAGGAGGGTCATGCTAAACAGAGACACCTTTAACTATACGGAGCCGCTAGAAGTATCGTCACTTAACGTACTAGGAACGCTTAATGCGACTATGCAACAGCAGAGAAACCCTGCTGTTTTATGGACTTTGGGAAACCCAGTCCTAGCTGCTGGCCAAATTGGTATTGAAACAGATACTCGTTTCTTTAAGTTTGGTGACGGAGTTACTAGTTGGAACAGTCTTGCTTATGCAAGCGCAACAGGTTCTGGTACAGCTGCTGTGGACTCAACCACTACTGGCTTTCTATTAGGCGGAATGTAATTATCTAACCCAAAGCATTCCTACATCACCTGTAGGCCTTAGATTTGCCTCTTGCCACCCACCTGATTCCCATTTATCTTTACGGGCATCTACGTGGTCTTTAAGTATGTGGGCAAAGTCTAATGGAAGCCAATCATCTGACGCAGGTTCCTTTAAGTGCTCTTCTATAAACCTAATAGAGAACTCTTCATAGCCGAAGTTTTGCAAATACTCTAACTGCTTGGCATGCTCATCTAAAGTCACCTCAGTCCATTCAAAGGCTATAGTTCCATACTTCTTGGTCATACCCTTAAACACATTCCATTCAGCACCCTCTACATCTATCTTAATGAGCTCAGGTTGCCCGTAGAGCCCCACAAGTCTGTCAAGGGTGATAGTGGTGGCAGTAACGGTTCTAAAGGGCTTATTAGCGTAAGGCATGGCCTCTGAGGTCAACCACTCTTTATTAAGGGTAGATAACCCATCTTCATCAGCCTCATAAAACTCAACACGCTCATTGTTTGTGTTGGAGACTGCTAGCTTAAGTGGGACTACATTTGGATTATATATAAAGTTAGATACAAGCTCTTTATAGATTTTAGGCGCTGGTTCAAGAGCAATTACTTTATATCCCTTTTGTAAACCAATTAATGTTGCATCGCCACGATTAGCACCAATATCAAATAGGAGCACCTATTCTCCTTAAGTTGTCTTCAATAGATAATCTGTACTCGTCAGATATTACTTGGCATAGTAGGTCTTTAAATAAGTCCTCAGACTCTTTAGCGCGGCCTAACCACCAACCACTAATTGCTTTTTCATATAAAAGTCCAAATCTACCTGGGTACTGAACATCCGCTGGCAAATGTGCGGGTATAGAGGCCCTCTTTGATAATCCTACCTGAGCAAAGGTATAGCACTCCTGCCAATCACCGTTGCGCTCGTGAAATCTAGATAATAGAAAGTAACCCTCTTGGCGTTCTGGTAGGTAGGCAATAGCTTGAAGTATGCAGTTACTTACTGTGTGCTTTCTGTCGTTTTGGTTTTCAAAGCAGTTAGCCACTTTAAGTAGCGAGGTATAAGCAATAGTTTGATGGGTATCGTAACCATACTCAGCAGCCCTTAAATAGAAAGAAACTGCGGAAGCAGACTGACCAGTGCTCTCATACTCTAAAGCTGCCTCAAAGTTAAGCTCTGGATTAAATGGGTCTTTAGATAGGCGCTCAATAATCTCATTAATTTTCATATGCAAGCGCCTCTTTAATTAACTCTTCTACCACTATCTTTGGGGTACGTAGAACAAAGGCTGCGTTATCTTGAAACCCCCAAGAGATAAGCAAGTCACCTTCAAACACAGCAGCACCTACCGCAAATTCAATGCGCCCATCTAGAAATGCAAACTCCTTGGATAGACCTACAAAGTTAAATTGCTCATCCCACAATACAAGTCGGTGACGGTATATGCCATCTTTCTGTTGAAGGTAGTTCTTAAATAGATTAACCTCGTGAGTGATGGCAATATACATACTGCCCCATCTAACTACTTGAGAGCCACCGCGTTGGTCTGCTGGAGCTGGTGGAGTTTCTTTAACAAATATCTGTTCTATTTTTGGCTCATTAGGGTCTGCCTTAACTAACTCTGTAGGCATAGTCCACTTAATAAAATGGTATGGCATATCTAATACTGGGTACCAGTTCTTCTCACAATATGAAGAGTTATCATTTGGCGCAGGTATGCGTACACGATTAGTTTCTTTAATAGACCACTCATCTTTATTAATTTCAATGCGTGTGTACTCCATGCGCCCAACACCATTTGTAGTGGTATCGCGCCTAACACCAATTAGATAATACTGACCTTCCCATTGAACAAGACGAGCATCTTCTAGACCTACAAACTCCCATATAGGTGTGTGAAGGTCAAGCATCTCTACTCTTGCATAGTCGGTAATCTCTAAATCTGTATTAAGACGGCATAGATAATTTTCAGTAATTAAGCGCTGGTCTTTCTCTGGATGTAGATAAGAAAGTGGACCCCAACGACTTGGAAATTTCTGCTGATTTTCAGAGTGATATAGCGTGTAATTTACATGGCGCAGATTAACTAATATGTCCCCATCATCATCTATAAAGACAGAGGGGTTCATTAACCCTGTTCCTGAGGTGAGCCCTTGAGGTATTGCTAGGGGCGCTAATTTTCCACCATTGGAGACGGCGCGCTCAACTAGGTTCACTGAGAGAGTTTATCACAGAGGGGTTTTACCCTTACAAACGCCCCCCTTATAGCGATAATTAAACCACGCGTATTTAAGGAGAACCCAAAATAGCTACTGCATACAAGGTGTTGGGTCAATCTAACCCAGCAGCAACAACAGAGACAACTCTATACACCCCTAGCGGCACTGCTGCGGCTGTGGTCTCAACTATCACCATTTGCAATCAAACAGCCTCTGCTGCCACATACCGCATCGCTGTATGGCCAAGTGGAACATCATCTTCAGTTGCTAAGAACTGGATTGTCTATGGAGCCACAGTAGCGGCTTCAGATACAACCGCCCTTACTCTTGGACTTACTCTTGAAAACGGCGCAACTATTCGCGTCTATGCCTCTTCAGCTAACTTGTCATTTAACGCCTTTGGTTCGGAGATTTCATAGCATGACCATCTCAAGTGTAAACGGTGGCGCTGGAACCGTAAACAGATACACGTATAACGCTACAGGTGGAGAAACAACTATATCTGGCACAGATTCAAATGGCGCAACAATTTCATATCTAGTAGGTAAAGAAGAAGTCTATGTTAACGGAGTTCTCCTTGTTAGAACTGCAGACTACACAGCCTCTAACGGCACATCTGTAGTACTTGTTAATGCACTAGTTGCGGGAGATGTAATAGAGATTGTTACATTTTCTTCATTTGCCATACCTACAGCAATTGCCTCTTCTGTAGTAAGCTCTAAAGGTGATTTAATTGTTGCTAATAACCCTTCGTCAGTCACTAACCTCCCAGTCGGAGCTGACGGTACAACACTCGTGGCAAACTCTTCCGCCTCTACGGGCGTATCTTGGGCAACCCCAGTAGCCAGCCTTGTTAATCCAGTTATCAACGGCGGGTTTGACATCTGGCAAAGAAGCACAAACTTCAGCCTTGCCGCTTCAACCGCTTACACATCAGGATTTACGGCAGACCGTTGGCAGACTCAAACAAATGCAAATCAGGCTACAACCATATCTCGTCAGGCAACAGGTGACACAACCAACCTTCCAAATATTCAGTATTGCTTGAGTTTTCAACGCAACTCTGGTCAAACTGGAACTAGTGCGCTTTATTTGGTGCAAAATGTTGAAACCGCTAATGCAATTCCTTTTGCTGGAAAAGCCGTAACTTTTAGTTTCTATGCTCGCTCTGGTTCTAATTACTCGGC